TGTGCAGGGCGGGAAGAAGTTTGTGGTAAAAGCCTGCCAGAATGGGCAGGAGCGCATCGTCCGCTTTGGCGATGCTAATATGACCATCAAGAAGAACCAGCCTGCCCGTAAGAAGAGCTACTGTGCTCGTTCTGGCGGCATTAAGGGAAAGACCAATAAACTGTCTGCCAACTATTGGTCCCGCCGAGCTTGGGACTGCTAACCATGAAAGACCGCAACGAACGTCGTTATAAGAACCAAGAGCGTATGCTTTACCGCCGCATGAAGGAGGCCGACGAGGCCATCGAAGCTGCGGAGGACATGATGGAATACAAGGAGGACAATAAAATGAAATGTGGAAAACGTAAGTGTGAAATGGGCAAGCGTAAGCCCTGCAAGTGAAACGCCGCTCAACAGTTAACTCAGCCGGGGTTTACACAAAGCCCGGAATGAGGAAGCGTCTCTTTGAGTCCATTAAGTCTGGCGGCAAAGGCGGCAAGCCGGGGCAGTGGTCCGCGAGGAAGGCACAGCTTCTAGCCCTCAAGTACAAGAAGAAGGGTGGCGGGTACAAGACGGCCAAATGAAGCCACAACAGCGCAGCTTAGCCAATTGGACCCGTCAGGAATGGCGCACCCTATCCGGCAAGCCTAGCCTCAAGACTGGCGAACGCTATCTGCCCAAGGCTGCATGGGAGGGTCTTAGCCCCGCTGAACGCGCCGCCACCAATAGGGCCAAGCGTAAGGGCATGAAGGCCGGAAAGCAGTTTGTTAAGCAGCCCAAGAAGATTGCTAAGAAAACCGCTAGATACCGCTAACCATGCCACTCACTAAAAAGGGTAAGAAGATCAAGAAGGCCATGATGGAAGAGTATGGCAATAAGCGCGGCGAACAGGTGTTCTACGCTTCTCGCAATAAAGGCACCATCAAGGGCGTTGACTTCAAGCGTCGGAAGATGAAGTAGTTGAGCGGGAGGATAGTGTAAACTACCGTCATGCCTCGTTACAGCAACTTTGGTCCCCGTGATAATACGCTCACGGAGGATGCGGACATTGGCTTTTCTCGGTTTGGCAATCGGCTACGTCCCGACCAACTGAAGGCTGGCGAGCTTGCTATGTCCGTAAACGGACGCATGAACGTCGATGGGACGTGGCAAGTGCGTCCCGGTGTAGATACGTTTGGCCCTACGATTGGGTCCGTGAATGAGGCTCTAGCCCTGCCGTTCTACATGTGGCCCCAAGTAGTGATTAGCTCGGCCACCCGATCTGGTACGACGGTTACGATTACAACGTCTACCAATCACGGGTTTTCATCATCCTACGCTGTGGCGATTGTGGATGTCAGCCCCGGCACCGTAGATCCCAACGGAAACAAGACTATTATTGTTACTGGACTTAACACCTTTACCTACGAAATTGCTGGAGCTTCTGGTACTGAGACCTACTCGGTTAGCGGCACTTCCAAGGCTGGTGGGGCTATTGTTGGTGTTACTGCCTTTAATGGCGCACTTGGTTCTTGTTTGTTTTCTGACCCAGCAAGCGACAGTCAGGAGTACATTATTCTAGCCTTATACCAAAACGCAGTCGCCATCAACATGACGACTAAGGCTACCACCACGATTGCGTACCCCACGGGGATTACGCTTACGTCCACGGTGAATATGCTGCAAGCGTTCAACAAGGTGTTCATCTTCCGTGACGGAGCTACGGCTCTGCAATGGAATGGCAGCTTTTCTGGGTCCCCGGCGTTCATAAAGGTAGCTAATGGAGACTATGCTGCAAGTTCCTACTTAGATGCGGCAAGCAACACGGTGATTGCAGATGGAATTGTCACCGTAAGCGAAACTGCACACGGATTAAACGTAGGCAACCTTGTGTTTGTCGTCGATAACGGCTCTACTGCTTTATCCGAAAGTATCCCCTATGTCGTAGCTACGGTGCCTACGGTGAATAGTTTTACGTTTTACGCAGAGGTAGTAGATTCGTCAGCAACGAAGGTGGTCTACGCTAAGAGACAGCCTTCCCAGCTTGGCTTTACGCATATGCCCGCGCCCCCGTGGGGAGTCTATCACCAGCGGCGTTTGATTGTCCCCTATTACTACAACACCACGGGCAGCAGCGGCAGCGAAACAATTACGGACCGGAACGTCAGGGATGAAATCCTCCTATCGGACGTTTTTGACTCAGATACCTACGACCGCATCCTCAACCAGCTAAAGGTAACTGCAAGCATCGCTGACTATCTTCAGTATGTTCACCCGTTTACTGAAGATAATGCTGTCATCTTCAACCGCAACTCCATTCACCTAATGATGGGACTGAGCGGCTCGCTAAACGACATTAGCCTCAAGGAGATTACCCGCGAGGCAGGGTTGGTAGCGCAAAAGAGTGTCGTTACTATTGGCGACAAGATATTCTTCCTTTCGGATAATGGTATCTACGCTACGCAGTTCCAAGATTTGTACAACCTTCGCGGCGCAGGACTGCCTTTGTCTGACCCCATCAATCCCCTTATCAAGCGGATTAACCCAGACTACGCGCACAATGCTGTAGCCGTCTATCACGACAATCGCTATTGGATTGCAGTACCAATTGATGGCAGCACGACTAACAATGCTATCCTGATTTACAACCTTCTAAACCAAGGTTGGGAAAGCATGGATTTGATTAATCAAAGCGGTTGGAATGTTGCGAATCTAATTGTTAGTGGAGCGGGCGGGGTAAACAAGCTATACGCCATTAACAGTTTTGGTGGCGTACACGTCATTGATGAACGCCCTGATGCGTTTGACTACATTTACACCACTCCCGGTGTTGCGTCTAACCCGTACCCAATTGAGTCAGAGGTGAGCACCCGCCAGTATACGTTTAATGACGTTGGCCGCAAGAGCTTCAATTCTTACGAGGTTCACGTTGAGTCGTCCGATCAGGAACCTAGCGATGCCGAGATTACGATGATTTCGGAAAACATCGACAAGGAGGCAGAAATGTACACCCTAGCCGAAAGTCTTGGCTTCGATCTTCCCATCGCGGAAGATAGCTCTGTCCGTGGCCGTATTGGCAACATCCGCGCCTACGGGATTCAGATGAAGTTCGTGCCAACCAAGGGCCGACCCAAACTGCGAATGGTGAAACTTGAGGCTTCTCAAGCGTTCCGCTCTGTGACAGAAGCTTCTTAATGAAGCCCATTTACGAGGCCAAGAGGATTGCCCTTGAGGCCGGGGAGAGCTTTGAAAAGAACCTGACGTTTTATCTGGAGCATGGGGTGGTAATTAGCCTACCGGATAGGCTGCTTATGGGGAGGGCGATCCAGCTAGAGTTGGGGGAGGATGTCTTGTACCCGCCCAAGCCAGATTGCTGGTTTGTCCATTGCGCCGTGGGGTGTGACTCTGTAACATGGTTTTGCGACCAAGCCCCAGTCAAACTTCCTTACATTGCATGGCGCAGGAATAGAGACAAGAGTGGTAGACTAAGGGTGTACAATACAAGTGCCTTTGAAAGGCTTGCGCGTTTACTTACTTAAATATCATGGGTTCTACTAGAATTTCAGCCGCTCCCCCGCCGCCCGCTCCTGTTGATCCGGGTAAGGCGGCACTTGATTACATCAACGCAATGGCCGATCCGGCCTTGCAGGAGAAGCTGCTTGGCGCAGAACAGCAGTTCCGCCCGCAGTACACGCAGCTCAATCTGCAAGAGATGGAGCAGTATTTGCGTGGTGTTCCCGGCAAAGATGGACAGCCGGGACAAGCTGGTGCAATTGACATTCTCAGTCAGGTTACACCGGGTCTTGTTAAGGCTCAGGAAACGGCTGATCGTCTTCAGCGTGATGCAGACATTCGCGCCCTTCAGTCTCAGAGCGAAGGCTATCGCACGGCAATTGAGAAGGCCAATCCAGAGATGTTTGCGGCCCTCAAAAGGGCTGGGGAGATGGGTGGGCCGACCGATTTCTATAAGGATCTTGAAACCGCGATGTCCAATACGCGGATCTTTGGAGACGTAACGCCTACCTCCGCTGAAGCCTCTTTGGTTGGTGGAGTCCCACAAGCAAACCTCCAAGGTTATGGGGCTACTACGGGTACTGCTGTTGAACAAGCGGCTGCCCAGCCTGTGTCTTTGCAGGGCTTTCAAGCAGTTCAGGGTCAGGCAACGATGGCTGGTGCTGCTCCGCAGGCTCAAGCTACCCTGTTGGGTGGTGCGCCCACCATGGAAGCCTTGTCTGCTGGGGCTGTGCCGATGGTGCAGCAGCAGGGTTATCAGGCTGAACGTGCTGCTGCTCCGACTCTTGGGGCTGCTCCTACAGTTCAACAGGAGGGTTATCAAGCCCAGCAAATGCAAGCGGCTCTTCTTGGTGCCGCGCCACAAGTAGCTGCTCAGGGTTATCAAGCTCAGGGTTACGGGGCTGAACGATACGCAGCAGAGCGGGCTGGTCGCGTTTCTGATATTACTGCTCAACAGGTTGAACAAGGTCAACTTGGTCAGGCGTTGTACTCACAGGCTTTGCAGGCTGGGCCTACGTCTGCCTCTGAGACTTTCCGCCAGCGTGCGGCTCAGATGGCTACATCTACGGGCCAACTGTCGCCTGAGGAGCTTCGTAATGCCCAGCAAGCCACCCGTGAAGCCTTTGCCTCCCGTGGCCTAGAGATGAGCAATCAGGCTATTGCTGCTGAAGCCATGTCCCGTGCGGGTGCCGTGCGTGAACGTCAGGCTCAGGACATTCAGCAGGCTTCTGCTCTCAATCAGGCTTATCTTGCCGATCTTAATGCTTCTCGTGGGTTTTCTACGGGCGTGTATGGTCAGGACTTGGGCCGTCAGCAAGCCAACCAAGCAGCTAACTTGCAGGCTGCTCAGGCCAACCAAGGCGCAAATTTACAGCTTAATTTGGCAGATCAAGCTGCCATGAATCAGGCGGCTCAATTTGGAGCCAATGCTGCAAACGAAGCATTTCGTTTTACCGCTGGAGCCAGAAATGAAGCTGCTCAGTTTGGAGCAGGCGCACAAAATGCTGCGGCATTAGCTAATGCTCAGCAGGCCGCCCAGTTTGCAATGGCGAATCAGCAGGCTCAAATGCAAGCTGGTACGGCAAACATGGCTGCGTTCAACCAAGCTAGTCAGTTTGGTGCTTCGGCTCGGAATGCTGCTGCTATGGCAAACGCTGACCGTGCAGCGCAGTTTGCTTTGGCTAATCAGGGGGTTCTCTCCCAGACCAACTTGGCTAACATGGCTGCTGGCAATCAGGCAGCGCAGTTTGGTGCGGGTGCGCAAAACGCTGCGGCTATGGCTAACGCCGAACAAGCCGCTCGCTTTGCCCTAGCTAATCAGCAGGCCGGAATGCAGGCTGGGCAGTTCAACGCCCAGCAGGCTGCACAGTTTGCTCTCGCTAACCAGCAGGCACAGATGCAGGCCACTCTTGCTAATCAGGCGTTGCTTGGTCAGTATGGGTTGTCCAACCAGTCGGCAGCCAACCAGTTTGGTTTGGCTAATATGCAAGCCGCTCAGGAGGCTGCTCAATTTGGTGCGAGTGCTGCAAATCAGGGTACGCTGGCTAACCAGCAGGCGTATCTCCAGCAGGCTGCTGCCAACCAGCAGGCCCAGCAGCAGATGATTTTGGCTAACATTGCAGCCCAAAATCAAGCCGCGCAGTTTGGAGCGCAAGCTGGTAATCAGGGAATATTAGCTAATCAGGATATTGCTATGCGTACTGCGCTGGCTAATCAAAACGCGCAGAACCAGTTTGGTATGTTTAACGCGGAGCAGCTTACAAACGCTGCAATGGCTAATCGTGCGTTTCAAGCTACTCAACAGCAGCAAGGGATTAGCAATCTTGGTATGTTGGGTCAGGCGCAGCAGGGAGAGTTGGCTGCTAATCGCGCCTTCCAGAATCAGCTTGTTGGAATGTACGGTGCAGCCTTTGACCCCATGAGTGTTGTGCTGGGTCGTCCGTCTGGTGCGCTGGGGGTTGGTCAGGGCCAACAGGGTCTTGCTGCCAACATGATGAACACGATGGGTGGTCAGGTATTTAGCCCTGACGCTGGTGTTAACCTCGCCCTCCAGCAGAACGCCAACCTTAATAACTACTTGGCCTCCACCTATGGTGCGCGTTCTGCCGCTCAAGGTGCGCGTGCTGCTGGTATCTATCAAGGCATTGGCAGTGCGCTTAGTGGCTGCTGGGTTGCTCGCGAAGTGTATGGCAACCACAACCCCAAGTGGCTTGCATTCCGCGAATGGCTGTACACTAAGGCTCCCAACTGGTTTGCTAAGCTCTACGAGAAGTACGGCGAACGCTTTGCTGATTGGATCAGCGACAAGCCGCGCATCAAGAACCTCATCCGCAAGTGGATGGATAGCCGCATCAAATCCCTTTAACTTATGGCACGCATTGGAACAGGCATTAATGCCAGTCTTGGCGCGATTGATTACACTCCCTATCTCAGGGGGTCAGTTGCTGGTAGCGAAGCTATAAGCAAAGGCATTGCCGCTTTGGGTGCTGGAATTGGAAAGGGCATTGATCGTTACCAGCAAAAGAAACAAGAGGAAGACATTCAGAAAGCACTTGGCAATTCTGAGCTACTAACTCTTAGCACCAACATCCAGCAAGCGAACAGTTCTCCAAATAAAGAACTCTATGCTACTGCGCCTAAGGTAGATCAGCAGAAGATTGATGACCTACGCAAGCGGATCAATAGCTCAAATAAAGCTGAGCGAGTAGCTGCTATCTCTGAACTTAACACCCTTAACCAAGGCTTTAAGGATGCTCCAGCTAAAGCAATTCAGGAGCTTCAGTTTACTTCAACGAAGGGCGCATTGCAGGATCAGGAGCAGGAGCGCAAAAATCGCTTGGCGATGACTGAGGCGTTTACGTCTACGCCTAAGACCAAGCAAACCACCGTTAATGTTCCAGAGCTTAGCGTAACTAGCAAAGCACCAACCTTTACTGGCCTTGGCGAGTTCATGTATGGCTCCACCAAGCAAGAGTCTCCTGCCAAAACTGTAATCAATCAGGCTCCTGCTGGAACGGCTGCATTCCTTGGGCAGAACATGAACACGGGGAAGTACGAGTATCTAAGTGATCGTGCTCAGGGTGCTATTAATCAGCAGGAGATGAAGCTGCAACAGCAACGTGAGCGTTTGGCCCAGTTGCAGGACATCGTTGATAATGGAATAACCCGCACTACTCAGCCTATCTTTAATGCTCCAGCAAAGACTGAACGTCTTAAACTTGCGCAAACCGACAGAATCAATGTCGATAATGAGATTTATGCATTGAAGAAAGCAACTGAGTTTCAGACCAATCAAGTTAATGAACTTAAAGAACGAGCCACTACGGCAGAAAAGTTTGCTGGCCAACCGTTAACCAAGGAAGCTGGAGATCCAGTCCTTGAGAAGGCAGCTAATGCACTTGCTCAGTTTGATAGGCGGGTTGATGTTCTTAAACGCAATGTTGAGGTTGCGATTAAGGATCGAGAGGAAAAGTTGGACGTTCCTCTAACTCCCGATGAACGCCTTAATGAGTTTATGTCTAGCTACATTGAAAAGGGTGGGCAAGTAACTCCTAAGCTAATCGGAGAAATGAAGCGTACCTTTGGTGCAGACATTGAGCACTTTAAATTTGGCGATGTTGAGGGAATGCGGTTTGGAGATTCAGTTAAGATCTTTGATGAAAAGAAACCCCTTAGTGTCGCTCAGCTTAAGTACGCAAATGAGGGTAAGTACAATCAACTCGTATCTGCTGCTGCTCGCGTTGGCTTAGATCGACTCAGCCCAGAAGATCGCCAAGTGCTTGTTGAGCTTAACAATCGATATGGCTCGGAAGAGGCTGACCTTGTAACGGGCGTTCGCCGCAAGCGCATGATTCAGGACATTGTTCGTGATCGTGCTGTTGAGCTTGGACTTACCCCGAGACAAAGTGAGTTTGTTTCTACCCCCGCTACGCCATCTAAACTTGGTGCTTCTAGGTTTGGCATTTCGGTGGTAAAGTAATGTCCTATGCCCACCTACAGGGTTACCGACAGCAAAACTGGCCGCACACTTGATCTTACTGGGGATAGTCCTCCTACCGAAAAAGAACTGGAGGAGATCTTTTCTCAGTACTCTGCCCAGCCTGAACAGGCAGAGGACGACAAGATGTCCTCAGTTGCGCGTATTGCCGCAGACATAGGTATTGAAACTGGTGGAGCCTTGGCTGGTGCAGCGGCTGGTGCATCTATTGGTGCTGCCCTTGCTCCTGCAAGCTTTGGAGCATCTGTTCCTGTTGGTGCTATTATTGGCGGCGTTGTTGGTGGACTTGGTGGCAACACCATTGTCCAACGTGGACAGATTGAGCGTGGCGAACGTCCTGAGTTTTCCTATGGTGAACTAGCAGCTACTGGTCTTTTGTCTGCTATTCCCGGCGGAACGGGTGCTAAAGCCGGAACGTCATTGGCTCGCAATCTTGCCTTACGTTCTGCTCAGGGTGCTGCTCTTGGTGGTGCGGCTGAGATTACCAAGACTGTTATTGACCAGAATCGCCTACCTAGTGCCCAAGAGTTTTTTACCGCCACCGTATTTGGTGGTGCTATGGGCGGTGCTGTTGGCGGCGCAGAGAAGGGAATCAGTAAGGCCGTATCACTAACTCCAGAGGCTAAGCTGGGCAGATTGATGCCTGTCATTAAACGGGTTGCTGGCGAACAGTCGGCCCTTGCTTTTGAGGGTGAGGTCGCTGTACGCAATCTTAAGGATGCACTCGGTGATATCAAAGACAAGGTAGAGCGCGAGCGCATTTCCTCTGTTGCATTTGACGTGCTTGAAGGAAGACCACATTCGACCAATCTTCCTAAGCCTGTTGCTGATGCTGTTTCTCAGGTTCGTGGAACCATCGATACGCTTAGCGAAACCCTACAGGATCGTGGCGTTGTTGAGGCCGGAACTGGCCTATACAACACGATTACTGACAACCTAGGTCAGTACATCCGTCGCTCCTATCGAGCCATTAATAGCGACTGGAAGCCCTCTGCCGAGGTCTTTAATAGGTGGGTAGATACCAAAGTTCGCGAGGATCTTGAGCAACGCCTGCGTACCCGCATGGCGAACAACATCATCATTGGCCGCAACAAGATCGTTGAGGGCAAGCCGTTCAACATTCAAACGTATTACAATAAGCTCAAGAGTGAGTTTGAGCCAGAGCTTCGCCAGAAATACATCAATGAAGCTAGCCAACTTCTTGATCGTGATAACTCGTTTGCTTTTGCCATTGGTGATACGTCAAAGGTAAACACCAACATCTTTAAGCAACGCAAGAATCTTGATGCTGTTACTAGAGAGCTACTTGGGGAAATCAAAGACCCTGTGTATGCGGCCAGTAACACCATCAACATGATGACCAAGACTCAGGCTGTTCACGAAGTGAACAAGCAGATTCGTAAAGTTGGTTTACAGGCTGGTTTGTTTAGGAGCAATGCGCGGCAGATGGCAGAAGGAATGGCTCCTGATGTTGAGCTTTCTACCGATCAGTCTAATTACAATCCCCTTAAGGGCTTGTACACTACGCCAGAGATCCGCGAGGCATTTAGGAGTATGACCTCAGAAACAACCAGCAAACTAGCTGAGCGTTTCGGTATCATTGCCTCAGCCTCTGCTGCGGTTAAACTTCCAAAGACTCTTGGATCCCTTAAGGGCTATGCGTCTAATCTCTGGGGTGGAGTAATGGACACGCTTGCCCAAGGGCATGGCTTGGAGTTCTTCCGCACAAACAACTGGAAGCGTGCTGGTCAAGTAGCTGGTTATAACTTGGGCTTTATACGCCCAGATGGAACTGTTGATAACAAAGAGGCTACGGAGTTTTTCAAATTTGTAAGACGGGAAGGATTGGTTGCGCCTAACGTACAATTTGGCGACTTCATGCGTACCTTTGAGGCTGGCGAAAAGTCTGTGGCTGCTGCTCTTCCCAAAGAAGTTTTGGATAGGGGCAAGAAAGGCATTCAGCTTCTTGGTAAAATCTACTCCACACCAGAAACTGCATCTAAGGTGTTTAACCTAGCTGGAGAGTTTGCTGATTTGTCCAAAGCTTTTCCAAATCAAAGCAAAGAGGAATTGCTTAAGCAAGCTGCGGAGCGCGTTAAGCTAACTACGCAGGACTACGATTCATTGCCGAGATTCCTTAAGGACTTCTCTAGCATTGGATTTCTAGATCCATTTGTTGCCTATACAGCAGACCGATTCCGTGTGGTGTACAACACCTACAAACTGGGAATGCGGGATCTTGCATCAAGCAATCCAGCATTGCGTGCGGCTGGTGCTAAACGCATTGCGTCTATGACTGCGGTGCTTGGTGGTGCTGGCTATGTTGCGGCAAACACCAACCTTACGCCTGAGCAGGATAAGGCTCTTCGCAATCGTATGCCCGATTGGGACAGAAATGGCTTTGTGTCCATCTCTTCTCCCGGTGCCGATGGCTCATTTAAGTACACCAATTTAAACTACAACCTGCCCCACTCCTCTGCTATTGAAGCTATGACTGCTGCAATGCGCGGACAGAACCCAGAGGAAGCCTTTAGCAACTTTATGACCAGCATTGGCAACCAAGCATTTGGTGCCAATCTGTTGCTTGCTCCTCTTTCACAGGTGGTTAGTGGAAAGAATCGATATGGGCTTCCAATCTCTAGCGAGAATGAACCCCTCTATCGACAGACGTTTGATCGCTCGCAGTACTTTTTGGATCAAACTATGATGCCTCTTGCGGTGGGCGAAGTTGGTAAATTCTTTGATGCGCTAAGCAAGAATGGGGAAAAGATTGTTACCCCATCTGGCGATACCTACGGCGTTAAGGAAATCATGTTAGAGAACCTTGCTGGTATTCGCGAGAAGACCATTAAGATTGGCGACCGTATGCGGCTGAATGCATCTGTAATTAGCCGCAATCTATCTGAGGATCAGATGTCCTATGCATCTGCCAAGCGACGTGCTCTAACTGAGCAAGATGCTCAAGATGTCTATAACACTTTTGAACGGCGTTATCAGAACACGTTCAGTCGTGCTGCTGAACTAGTAGCTGATGGCAGGGCCATTGGGCTAGAAGACGATGACTTGGTTGAGCTAATGAAGGCTGGCCGCATTCCAAGCTCTGTTGCTCTTGGCGCAATTACTGGAGTGTATGTTCCTCCTGCTGTGGAAGAACAGAATCCCACTCGCGTTATCTACGAGAAGATTGAAAGCCTGCCAGAGAATCAGCGTAAAGCTGCTGTCGAGAAGGCTGCTCGCGAGAACCCAACCATTGGCCGCAATCTAATCAACCGCTATCGCCAAGACCTGCGCAACAAGGCGTTGAACATCAGCGAAGTGGACAAGCTGCTGTTGTCTCAGGATGAGGCCGATGGAGACCGTGCTCGCTTCATCTTCCAGAAGATGCAGACGCTGCCAGATGATCTGATGCGTACTGCCTACTTGGAAGATCTGCGCAAGAAGCGAGTGATTACCCCTGTCGTTAACGCGCAGCTTAACCTGTTGATGAACCCGCCCCGTTAGTTTAGGGCGCGGCCATTGACGATACGGTAGTTAGCCACCTCGTAATAGCTGTTGTCTAGGGTAACGATGGCTGACCCGTGGTTATAGCTGTTGTATGGGCTATAAGCGGGGTGCAGGTCCGAGAGGCACCCTACGCTCCAAGTGGTGGTCATCGTCCCGTCTAGGGCCGTTTCCGTGTGCTCTGAGGTGCGGTGGTGGTGGCCGACCATGACGCTCTGCTTAGCCTTGAGGTAGGCTCCGCGAGCAGGGTTCACCGGGGGCGCGAAGCCCTTGTGGAACTCATGCCCATGCATCACGGCCAAACCACCAAGCATGATGATGCGCTTATCGGTGACATACTCGATGCCCAAATCCTCAAAGTTGAGTAGCTTGTCGATGGAGCAAAATTTCTCATCGTAGACCTCGGGAGCCTT